GGATTTTTACTTGGGTGCGCCCTTGTAATTTGCTATATCGCATCACGACCAGGTAATCGTAGAAAGAAAAGCGATCCGTCATTCAATGGCGAAGAGCGGCGATCAAACGACACGGCAGTTGACTTTGTAAATCAACCGGTGATACCACGAAGCAAATGCGGGCGTGACACGTGCCGCACTTGTGACAAGCACAAACGGCATTAATTTCTCAACTAACCGAAAAGGGCAATCATGTATTTTTCATTTGATCTTATCAACGGTCTCTGTTTTGGTATTGAATTTGTGGGCAAGGACCTAGACGATGGTATTGACGAGTCAGCCATTATCGTTGAATTTGCTTTCTTTCGCATGATGATTTGGTTGAATGACTTTGAAGAATAAATAGAACTTGACATCCAAAAAGATTTATGGGGTTCGTTAGAACCCCATTTCTGTTACAGGTTACTGTGTTTCAACACACAAAAATTAGGTTATAATAGCATAATGATAAACACACACGACAATGAAAGCGGATACGAGAAGCGCGCACGAGCAGGTTTAATTCCATTTCGCTACGACGAAAATGGAACGATCTACTATCTTTTGATGGTATCGTCTGACCCGAAGTTCGGCGGACCTCGCCCGATGATCAGCAAAGGCAAGATTGAAGACGGCGAGACACCATTGGTTGCCGCCGTCCGTGAAGCGGAAGAAGAACTTGGATTCAAGCAGCGAAACATTCGCGGTGAGATTCTGTCAATTGCCGAAGGTCGTCAAGAGTTGTATTCTGGTGCCTATCACCTCACGGTGTACGGCGTTGAAATTCAAGATCGATACGATTTCGACAACTGGTGTGATGAAACAGAATACACCCTTTGGTTGTCGCTTGACGAGTTTCGTCAGCAAGGTCGTCGTGACCATTTGAAATTTTTGGAAGCACTGGAAGAAAAGGTGAAGAAGATATGAGCAGAATCCTGACACTGGACCAGCAAGGCGCCCCACACCGGTGGGTGTCGCATCAAGACGCTATCGTGTACCACGCAAAAAACCTGGTTGCTTGGCAACTCGGCATGGGCGAGGGCGATGTTCTCTACCGTGGTGGAAACAATCGTGTCACAGGCGAAATGTCCCAATTGACAACTGCTCCGATCATCGCTGTCAAAGGCGAATCCGCAGCATCCAAGCGCGCGAACCGTTCGCCTTCGTTGACTAACTCGGCGCTGTTTCGACGCGACCGATATGTCTGTGCTTACTGTACAAAGACATTCACAGAACATCGTCTGACCCGTGATCACGTGATCCCGACATCACGAAAGGGTCTTGATGTCTGGACCAACGTTGTTACAGCGTGCGAAGTGTGTAACCACATTAAGGACGACAAGTTGCTGTCTGAATGCGGCATGGAGTTGGCGTATGTTCCGTACGCACCGAACCACGCTGAAGCGCTGATCCTCGAAGGTCGCAACATCCTCGCGTGTCAGATGGCGTATCTTCAAGCATTCTTGCCGAAGCACTCGCGTGTTTGGGACACCATCGCAGAACGCGAGGCACACAAATGACCAAACCACTTGGAAAAGGCGATGTCTGCGAGGTCATCAATGCCGTGATGCGCGGCAAGAGTACCAACATCGGGAAGATAGTCACCATTGAAAGTTTTCAGGGTGAACATAGTCAACTCGGACGAATTTGGCGCTGCTCCGGCAAAGATCTCACTGCCTACAATCAGGAAGAACCTGGGACAATGGGCTTCGCCGATTTTCCTGCTGACTGGTTGAAGCGAATTGATCCGCCTCCAGTGGCGCCGAAAGTTGCTGAACGCGATGTGGAAATGACATAATGCTAGACTTCAAAGTCCGATTCTTGATGGTTGTTGAGGATGTCCTCAACTTCCTGAAATCATTTTTCACAATGGACGAGTCATTCAAGGACGCCCTCATTGCTTCCAACATGGAACTTGAGGGATACACGGACTTTGAGATCGATCAGTTCCTCACCTCAAGCAGATCAAAAAGGCAATCTACCATGTCCGAAGAATAAGTTAACCTAGAAATACAAAACACACGGTGAAGAATTCTTGATAGAATACCAACAACTTCACTAAATAACCTCGCAATGTTTGAATCTCTATTCTCTCATTAGCGTCATTCGAATAGGAATTGAACCGACAAGATACTAAATCATTGTTCAACTCTTTTCAGACATCTTAGATTTTTCCTTCAACCTCAACGATTGCCGACGAACATCGGTTATCACAACTGTACTTCGAACTTAGAAAGCTTTACTTGAGTCGCAAGATGAAAGACAAGTCACTCACTAAGTAAGGTGCCACCCATTGCATAAATTGGGTTGCGGAGTCACGCACAAAGATACGTGAACGTTGTTGGGTCGTAACCTCTCAGGCGATCACCGCCAGTAAAGCGTGGTGTAGGAGTAGCAGACGGAAGGTCGAAAGTCCTTTTGTCCGTGAGTAGAATCCTTTTGGGTTCTCTTGCTAGTCTGAAGTTTCCGAATTCACTTTTTGCTTTCGTTGAGATTGATTTTTCGTTGTAATGTTCACAACCGCATAACCAGAAAGGGCAACCGCCATGTCATCTACTTACGCAGATTTCGCTTCAAACTTATCACCAACAAAAACAGTGACTCCACAAACTCGCGCCATCCCAGGTCGTGAGGCAGAAATGTCTCGCAACAACGCCGGTGGTTTTACATTCGTTCTCGATAGCTGGGGCGTTTACGATCGCTTCCTGATGTTGGGTTCCGAATCCGCCGGGTACTACGTCGGTAAAAAGGAAACTACGAAGATCGGTTTTGATAACGCAATCAAATGTATCAAGGAAGATGGTCTGCGTGCCGTGATGCGTGCTGTTGAGTACTCCATCGCAGGTCGTGCTCCGAAGAATGATCCAGCTGTTGTCGCTTTGGCACTCGCCGCTGTCTACGGAAATGAAGCGACTGTTGCTGCTGCTTATGAAGCGCTGCCACGAGTTGCTCGTACAGGTACTTGGTTGTTCCTGTTTGTTTCGATCCTCGATTCGCTGGGTAAGTGGAATGCTGCCGCAAAGCGCGGTGTCGCAAAGTGGTACACCACAAAGTCTGTTGATCGTCTCGCTGTTCAGTTGCTGAAGTACCAGTCCCGCAATGGTTGGGCACACCGCGACGTTCTGCGTCTCGCTCACGTGAAGCCAACTTCTGATGTTCAGTCGAATCTGTTCCGCTACTCTATCAAGGGTGAATTGGAACTGGGATCTATGGTTCCGCCGATCCTGATCGACTTCGAAATGTTGAAGCGTACTGACAACAAGAAGGAAGTTCTCCGTATTGTTCAGGACAACAGCGACATCTCTTGGGAAATGTTGCCAACACAGTGGCTGAAGGACAAGGACATTCTGTCTGCTCTTGTGAAGAACATGGGTCTGACAGCGACAATTCGTAAGTTGGGTATCCTGACAGCGAATGGCGTAATTGCGCCGATGTCACAGGGTTCAAAGGACGTTATTGCTAAGTTGAGCGATGTCGAGCAATTGACAAAGCAGCGTGTTCACCCGATCACATTGCTTCAAGCGTTCAAGCAGTACGGTGTTGGTCACGGCGAAAAGGGTTCCACTGTGTGGAAGGCAGACCAGCGAGTTCTCGACGCATTGGACACAGCGTTCTACGCAGCGTTCGGTACGATCGAAAAGACCGATGATGACTACTTCATCGGTGTTGACTGCTCTGGTTCGATGAGCGGTGCGAAGGTCAATGGTTCGCCAAACCTGACTGCTATTGAAGTTGCTGGTGTCATGGCGCTCGCCGTTGTGAAGAACCAGAAGAACTTCTGGATCGGCGGTTTCAATTCGCAGATGGGAGAACTGAAGATCAGCCCGTCGATGCGTCTTGATCAGGTTACGAAGACAATGTTGGCATTCCGTTGGGGATCCACAGATTGCTCGCTGCCATTCACTCACGCTCTTCAGCACAACATTGGCGCTGACAAGTTCGTTGTTATCACCGACAACGAAACATACGCTGGTCGCATTCAGCCATCTGAAGCACTGCGTAACTACCGTGCCAAGACAGGTCGTGGTGCGAAGTCTGTTGTGATCGGTACTTCGGTATCGGAATTCACAATCGCCGATCCAAAGGATGCCGGAATGTTGGATCTAGCCGGTTTCGACAGTGCGGGACCTCAACTCATTGCTCAACTTTAAGTTGACGACAATTGCTGAAGTGCCATCGCTTCAGCGCATTACCTGCCCCGCTCTTCCCACAGACGGGGCAGGTAAGTTTTTGCTGAGAGTGGTGTCTACCTTCTGCCAATAACTTGGCAGCAACTTTTTTAGAGTGCGCAGACCCTAATTCACCTGCCCACGGATTAGTTCCTTCGGCAACGCGCTTCAAATTTAGTGCCGTGCTATGTTTCGATCCTGCTTCACCTTGAAAGTGAAAAGTGCCTTTAGCAATTCTTTCCTTCTGGGTCTTGGAATTCTGAACTGATCCTCTTTCACCAGCCCATGGGTGGGTTCCTTCGGCAACGCGCTTCAAATTATTCTCGCGAACGGTTTGAGAATCAAATCCGTCTCCACCACGAGTCATGTTGTATCCTTTATCAGGACCGTCTAAAATACAACAATCGTTCTTGACAATATAGAACCTCTCAAGATCATCTATTTTTGTTTTGTCTGTTGTTACAACAACCTCTTCAATACTGAAATTCTCGATCCCATATTTCTTTATTGCCCTGTGGAATATACATTCTGGCTGTTTCGCATTCGCCGATTTCAAATGCGATCGGATGCGAGTCTTGATCGAAGTTGTTGTCTTCCCAATGTAAACTTTGCCAGACACATTGTTGGTACAGCGATAAATTGTGTATTTCATAAAATCCTCCTAACTTTATTTATCAAACCCTGCCGTGTCAGGGCATAAAGAATAGGGAACAATTCCTTATTCAGCACCTAATGCTATATTACGCGTGTTGAGTTGTGGTATAATTTCATCTATGAACAAAAATCAACAGCGTTTGTCAGATTCGATCTTTCGCAACCTTCGTGTTGGAAATGTTTCCGCATCCATTATGGAGCGCAA